TTTCGGTTCTGGCGCCTTGACCGGGAATCCGACTCCGGCGGGACCGCATCGTCCGCCGCCAAGGCAGCGCGCGCCGCCGCCACCTCGCTGAAACGCTCACCGTTCTCCGCGAGGATCGGTTCCGCTTCGGTCAGATGCTCAATACGTCGCAGGATCACATCGCAGTAGGCCGGCGAGATCTCACAGCCGTAACCGAGACGATCCAGCACATGCGCCGCGGCGATGGTGGTGCCACTCCCCTGAAATGGATCGAAAACGATGTCGCCGGGATCGCTATAGGCCTTTACGAAGAATTCGGCCAGCGCCCGAGGAAACGGCGCACTGTGCGATCCCATTCCACTCTCGGATTTCACTTCGATCACGTTGGATGGCCGCGCAATTCCGCCGTGCCGGCCTTCGCGGTTATCGAAATTGCTGCGGCACGTTTGCCAGGAGTCGTGATTCTTACCTCGATCCGCGGCGGCGCCCCGCGGCCCCGTGCCCAGCAGGCCGCTGCCAGAGGTGGATTTCGGGTTGTTGGGTGAGTAGTCGAAGCAGTCGTCGGACCAATGGCCGACAGCTTTCGGCCGGAACTTGATTTCCCGCTGGCGGCAGAAGTGAAACACTAACTCGAAGGCGTTCTTAAATCGGTTCCCCCATCCGCCCGGCACGCCATCGTCCGTCTTCCGCCAACAGAGTTCATCGACAAAACGCCAGCCCCACTGGCGTTTGTGTGCGATAACCAAATCCTTTACGTAGAGGCTGCGTTCCCCGTCCTCCGCGTGCTCTTTGATGTTGAGGAAGTAGGATCCGTCCGGAGCGAGGATGGATTCGATACTGGCGGCGACATCGCGGAACCACCCAACGTACTCGTCGGGCGGGACGGGGCGGAACCCGCTCGACGGATCGTAGGCGCGCTGCGATGCATAGGGTGGCGAAGTGATCACCACGTTCGCGCGAGCGTTCTGGAACAGTGCGCTAATGATATTCGCGTCGCGGCAATCGCCACAGATCAAGCGATGCTTTCCGATCAACCACACGTCGCCGGGCCGAGTGACGGGCACGGCTGGCTCTTCCGGGATCTCTTCCTCGGCTTCAGGTGTCGGCTCCGACCCATCGTCTTCGGCCAGCAGAGAACCGAGTTCCTCATCGGAGAAGCCCACCAGCGCCAAGTCCAATCCATCGGCCTGGATGTCTCGCAACTCTTCCGCGAGCACCGTGTCGTCCCAACCCGCATTGAGCGCCAGCCTATTGTCGGTCAGTATGTATGCACGCCGCTGCGTTTCGGTTAGGTGATCCAGCACCACCACTGGGACTTCGGTGAGGCCCAACTTACGGGCTGCCAGGAGCCGTCCATGACCGGCTATGATGCCGGCGTTCGAGTCTACGAGAATCGGGTTATTGAAGCCGAACTCCACGATGCTGGCGGCGATCTGCGCGACCTGCTCGGCCGAGTGCGTCCGCGCGTTCTTCGCGTAAGGCACCAGCCGTTCAACCGGCCAGATCTCGATGTGCCGCGCCATCGCGGGCGTGGCTTGAGCCGTGCTCATAATTACGGGGCTGGAAGGTACTTCAGAACCACTCGCGGCGCGGTACCCACCGCTCGGGCTCGCGGTGCGGCCGCGTGTCGCGATACCACGGATCGACTGTCCGCCCGCTGGAATCCCGGCGCGGCCCCCACCCGTCATCCGCCAATTGCGATCGGCCATTTGTCGCAGGTGCGGCGGGCGGCACTGCCGAGACGGCCGCAGAGGTGGAGGCAGCGACCGCCATAGGCGCGCAGACCGGACAGCAGCGCGGACAAAATGAGCCGCGATGAAACATAGGCCGGTGCATCTTTTCGGCCCGGGCGCCGCACATCAGGCACGCGCTGGTCACCGCCGCGGATTGGACGCACCGCTCCATAGGATCAATACTCGGATCGGCCGTTGAACCAATCCCGCTGCTCGATCCACGGCCGGCGCTCCCGGCGCGCCGCCGGCTGCCGGTACACTTCTTCTCCTGCGGACTTCGCCGCCATCAGCGCGTCAATGTGCTGGGCCTGCTTGTTCAGCCGGAACCGCCCTGCAACCAACGATTGCAGCGCGGCGTAGGCGTAGCAACGCGCGTCCAGCGCCTCGTTCCGTGCGCCAGCCTTTTTCGTCCACTCCCGGTGCGCGAAGCCCTTGGTGTACCGCACGCGGCAGGTTTCGGCCGTGAGCTGCTCGAAATAGCCCAGGTCATATTGATCGCTGATCGGAAAGTGGCAGAAACCGGGCCCCGGCTCCGTGATCTTGAGGCGCGCGTAAAGGGCCTCCTTCGCCGCGTCCACGCCAATGACCCACAGCGGGCGATTGTCTTTCGCCTTACTGTGCATCCGCGGCCAGATGGGACGTTGGCCCGCAGCACCTTTGATGGGGTAGATCTTCGGCAGCGCTCTCCGGCGTGCATGATCGCTACAGAACTGTTGCACGATGGGCTGGTGGAACCCGGAATCCACACATGCCGCCGCGATCTCCAGTTCCTCCCCGCAGGGGTGTTCGAAAGTCAGGGAAAGAACCTGGTCGAAGCCGTCCCACAAATCTCTTTGCGCGGGATCGCCGGGCAGTACGATATACGCCAGAGACCATGATTCCTCGTCCCGTCCCCAGCCGACTATCTCAACCTCAATCCGGTCGGCCTGCAAGTCGGCGCCGAGGGTGATCAGCACTACGCCGGGCGGTAGCACCATGTCCGCGCGGTACGGCTCGCGCCGCCCCACCAACTCGCCGGCATCGGTTCTGGTGGCGCCCGCCTGCTGGAAAGTCTCGGCCAGGACCGTGTTGGTGAACGTCTGCATCCGCTCCGGCGATTTCCGGGCGCGCAGGAAATCCTTCGCAAGCTGCCCCCATGTGGTCCAAGGTGAATACAGGCCGTTGAGCCAGAAGCCCGCCGTTTCGCCGTCGCCGGTTGCTTCCGCCCGCCACTGCCCACGCTCCAGCATCGCCGGCTTGTGGTGGTCCGCAATCTGGCCATGGCAGCGCTCGCATTCGTAGCAAGCCTCGGAGGGCTTCCGGTCCGGCCACTTCACCTGGGCCCAGCGAAGAATCTGCAACGTGCCGCAATGTGGGCACGGCACGTAATACTTCCTCTGGTCGGACTCCAGGTAGGCCTGTTCGATGCGGCTCACCTCCGCAATCGTCGGAGTGGAAACCATGGCGATTTGCCGGTTGGCGAACGTGCCTGTGCGCCGGATCGCCAGGTCCACCGGGTCGCCTTCTTCCGTGCCGGCCGCGCCGGTGGATGCCGACGGCGGATACGCATCGACTTCGTCCATCAGCAGGAATCGCGCCGGCATAGACCGCAGGCCCACGGAACTATTGGCGCCGGTCGCCACCAGCACGCCGCCCGGAAACTCCTTCGCCAGGATCGTGTTGCCGGAATCGCGTTCGCGCGGATCGGAAACACGCTCGGCCAGCGCGGACGTGTTTTCAATCAAAGGAGCGATGCGCTGCCGCGAAAACCGTTTGGCGAGTTCGACGGTCGGCTCGACGAGCATCGCCGGACCCGGCGCGTAGTGGATGATGTAGCCCAGCATGTTCAGCAGCACTTCGCTACCGCCAATTTGCGCCGGCTTCATGAACACTACGCGCGAGTACGGCGAGGACGGGCTGAGGCAGTCCATGATCTCCCGGAGGAAAGGCGTGCGCGACGTGCGCCAACGGCCAGGTTCACCTGCCGAGACCCGCGACAGCACCCGGTACTGATCGCTCCATTGGCTGATTGTCAGCTCTGGATCGGGCTGCAACGCGCTCGCGATGGTCGAGCGAATTCCGGCCAGGAGCATCTCCGGGCTGGGGGCGTGCTCAGATATTGCCAATGGCATGGGCCAGCCCCTCCAACTCGCGCGTGAGCTCGGTCTTCAGGATGACGTGGACTTTCTTCTGGTCGCTTTCGGCGGCCAGGACCGTCGCCAGGCGGTCCGGCAGGCCGAGGATGCCGTCTCGAATTGCGCGCACCGCCTCCGCAATCGTCTTCCGGACAGCTTCGGCCTCGATCAGCCGGGCCTGCTTGGTTTCGAACTCCAACCGCCGAAGCTTTGCGCGGAAAACCATCTCGATGGTGCGCGCCTGCCCGAAGCTCGCGCCGCCGGCCTGGGGCAGGGAGTCGCTTCCGACACGGGCTGTCTGCGCGCCCGCGGTGCCGGGAGGTTCGCGCACTTCATCAACGGGCTTATCATCGAGGACCGTGTCCGTGGCGCGCACGTCGATCTTGCCGCCCCGCATCACGAGCACCCCGGCTTTGGCCAGTTGCGAGATGTATTGTCGAGATTTTCGGCGGTGGCGGGCGTATTCCGCCTGCGTCATCATCGCCGGTTTGGATTCGGAGGCCATTTCAGCTTTCAACTTGACGTGTCAAGCAGCTCGTGCAAGCGTTTCTCATGTGGATTCAGGCGGTTAGCTGGCGCTGTGTCAACCTTTGTCAAGTGACTGTCAAGTAGTTTTTCGGGCCTGTGCGTGCGCGAATTGCGCAGCATTGCCACCCGCGGCCCGCGCGCCCGGTCAGGTCCCGCGAATCCGCCAGCGGCCTCGCCCGCCATCAGTGGTCGCGTGATGGCGGCTCAGCGGGCCAACCGTACCAGCGCTGACCACGATCCACCGGGCAGCGCGTAGCCCCGCAGTCGAGGCGCCTGCGCCGCTCCCAGTCCCAGCGCAAATGGTCGAGCCAATCGAGGAGCGCGTCCCAGGGACGCGGCCATACCCTCACGTCTGCGCCCCCTTCGCGATCTTCTGGTTCAACTGGGCGAGCACGCGGCAGAATCCGCCGGCTCCCTGGAGCGGCCGATCATCGACCAGCTTACCGGCCTCCTGTGCGTCGAGCAGGATGGCGAGGCAGGCGATCGCATGTCCGAGGTGATGCACGCCGCTGTCGGCAGCCTCCTCTTCGCCGTCCAACCAGGCGTTCAGATGGCGCTCGCACGCATCGACGTAGATGCTGGCGCGAACGGCCTTGTCGCGCCAATTGTACGGCCCGTAGCGAGTGGCGCCGACCATCAGCGCATGGGCCCCATGCAGAACTGCCACGGGTGGGAGCTTCGTAAGGGAAACCTTCTTCACGCCGACAAGGTCCTTCGGGTTAGTGGCGTCGCGGGCCGCTTTCGTCTTCATGGCCAAGATTTGGGGCCGGTCTTCACGCATAACGACGGCGGCGGACAGCAGTCGCCGGCCTCAGCCCAATGGGCACCGGCATTGGAACCGGTTGTGCGCCCGCGCGCCGGCGCCGGTCGCCGACATCCATCAACCGAATGACCATATCGGTGCCCGCGCCGCCGAACCCGACCACGACGGCATTCTTGGCCAAAGAATACTGATCGAATTCGCGCGACGCAATCGGGATTCTGCGCCGGAAACCGCCATCCCCAATCACGAGGGCGTAACCGGGTTGCGGGTTCTGGGCCGGCTTAGGAAGCTGTAGCTGGTGGTAGTACAGTGCGAGGTCCTCGCCTGCATCGATCAGCTTGATCAACCGATCCTCGATCTCCCGCGCAAGGCGAGCGTATTTCGGGGCGACATGGCTGAAGGTTTTGGTTGCTGGATTCACGCCGCAACTCCTGGTCTTTTTTGGATCGCCGCACGCCGAGCCCTGCGATTGCCCGCGATAGACGGCGCAGCTCTCGGCGGTGGAGGGTCTATTCGCCGTCGATTTTCCGCCGCTTTCCGGACGAGATGCTTATGCAGTGGGTGAGTCGGGCAGCATTGGGCGAAGGCCGAGGCACAACAGATCCCAAGCGCCTTTAGGAATGACTTGTACCCAGTCTCGCCGAGCAGATAATCGGCGCGCGGATTGAGGGAAACCGCGTTGGATCTCAACAAGCGGATCGTCCTTTCTTGCCACATTTGGCAGGCCTGGATTTTCCAACGCGAATTTCCCCCTCACTTACGTACGGCATCGAGGAGCCGCTTTTTAGATACAGCGGTGAAAAGAATTTTCGGAGTTTCCGGACAGCACGATCAATGTGGGTGTGGACGACCCGTTGTGCGCAGCCCATTTCGACGGCTGCTTCCTGCTCTGTCAGGCCCTCCCAGAACACGAGAATGACCGCCTGGCGCTGACGCAACGGTAGTCGATTGACCTCGTCCGAGATGCCGAGGCGCGCCCGCTCCGGCGGGCCCACTCGCTGCCGCTCATCGGCCTCACTCAACGGAGCGTGGACGTCACCGTATTTCCGTTCCCGCCGCACAGAGGTCCGTACAGCGTTTTCAATCTCTCTGCGGTCGGTTGCTCCTTGCGCGACGGCCAGAAGGGCATCTCCGAGGACGTCGTCCCGATAGTGGCGGCCAGCGGTCTTGGCTTTGGCAAGCTGCTCAGCAATTCGGTATGGATCGGCTTCGGTCTTGAGATGCCCGTTGGCCGTGGGCGGCGCTTCCTCGACTGGCGTACCGTTCGTCTCGCCCGCCGACACGAACATCGCGTCCAGAGCCACCAGTGGACCAACCCCCTGGATCGATTTCATTTCCTTCCCCTTTGCGCACACCTGTAGCGGCACACGTGTAGCCCACACGGTCTGCGCTGAATTTATTCCGTTGCGATCCGGATCGAACTGCGAGAGAACCGGGCCGATTTTCGCCCGCGTTCCATTCCCATACTAGACCTGAATTGAAAGT